ACAACGTTTAACAAGCGATTACCCGTCGCTGGTATTGACTGCTTAGTGCCTGCAACTAAAGTGATTGTCGTGTTTGTAGCCGTAGCGTCTGGCTTGACTAACGCTATCTCGCGCTGTGCATCGTTAACCCATAGTACTAACTCAGCTACTACCGGCCATCGAACGCCTGTTGTATCTTGAAGTACGGTTTGTACTCGATCTATTACACTCTGAACAGTAACTGTCATGCTCTACCTACGAGTTAAGAACTGATTCCCACGCTGCATCACGCGCGTCTGAGTCAACTGTTTTACCCATTGCTTTGTTTACAGCTGCGGCTTTTGGAGTTCCGTCAGCTTTAAAATTATCTGGATCACCCTCGTCCATCATCTTTTCTAAGACTTGGACTAAGTCATCACTAGGTTCATCAGTAGTTTCTACAACTACTTCAGGCTCACTTTCCGTTTTGCCTTCTTTAACTTCTTTGGCACCCATCTGAAGGGCAACTAAACCCACTTCTGATGAGATTTCTGTTTCAACACCTGCTTCAAAAACAATCGCTGCTCCACTAAGGGTGGTCACTCGTAATGACTCGCTACTAACAATCTTCATGATTAATTCCTGTGGGAAAAAAACCCCCCTCCGAAGAGGGGGAGGGAGTACTACTTACTACTATTGCGCTGTATCGAGACAGATCACGCCGAAGTCCTGTACAGACCCTGAGATATCAGAGTTGTACTTAGGCTTTCGCATACCGAAGATCTTGCCTACGCTGATACCAGACTGGTTGCCGTAGTCGAAAGTGTCTTCGACCATTTCAGGCAGTCCAATGTCAGCCAGAGCCAGAGCCTGTGCGCCACAGAACAGAGCACGCGCTCCGTCAATGTTGGCACCAGCGCCCCATTTGTAGCCAGCTGCACCAGCGTTACCAGAAGCACCAGATGTAGCACCAGATGTGTTGAACACATGTCGGAACTCATGGATCATGACGCCATCAACCATCAAGCTAGCTGAACCAGAGAACAAGCTGTTACCTGTGCCTCGAACTCCAGCATTACGCACGTTAGCCAAGAAGCTTGTATCAAGCTTGAGGTCAGCCATCTGCTGCGGAGTAACAAACATGTGGAATGTTTCTTGGTTACCAGCACCACGAATACCACGAATGTAGTTATCTTTAGCGTAAGCTTTCAGGTTAACAATTGTCTCGTAGCTGATCTTATCGACGGCTGCTACTGCGTTAGTAGCGCCAGCCACAAGTCCATCAGTTGCATCCCAACGACGGTGACGATCACCTGTAGGAGCTGACACATCAGAAGCGTATGCGAGGTCAACAAGCTCTTGCCCGTTAACAGCTCCACCAACTACAGTACGCAATGCACCGTTGTTTTTGTTGGTGTAAGCAACGCCTGACAGAGTCAAGAACGCAAGCTGGTCACAACGGTCAGCCATTGCGTAAGCAAGTGCGTCACGAGACTGCTCTCTGAAATTAACAACTGTCTTCTGATCAGCCATTCGGCCTGCGATTCTATTTGCGAATCTCAACTGGTCTAGCTCAATGGTGATGTCATACGCGCGGAGGGCTTCTTCATTTCCTTCCAACGTGAAATCACCAGTGATGCCGTCGCCGGTCATATCAGCAAGCAACGTGATGTTAGCTTTGGTGCCTTTCTGGTTTTTGGTAAGTTCTGTGACTCGCTGAACCATAGCGTTTGAGCCAGTTCCAGCAAATTGATTAATAAAAGATTGATTGCGAGCTACTTTCCAGAAGTCGCGACTCCACATTTGGAGTTGGTCGCCCGAAAGCGTACCGAAGTTGGTTAAAGCCATGATGGCCTCCAATAATAAGCAAATTTTATGCAGCACACGCTGCGTCATCAGCCGACTTTTGGAGCGGCTAATCCGTTGTTCCCGTATCGTGGGACGACGAACTAGCGCTGATTAGCGAGGGGCGACCTCGACAGGTTTTACGCCTAGTGCAGGCGAGGTACGTTTTTTACGCCTACGGGGCGATCTCATATCGTAGAGACGGACGTATGTAGAATATTAGCGTGGGTATTATCTTAAAGCAACAACTTTCGTTACCGAACATTGAGTGTGGGATTAATGTGCTACCACTTAGCCTTGTCTGCCCAGTAGGCCGCTGACATTTTCCCTTTTGCAATGTTCTTTCCGTGACGGGCTTTAAAGCTTTTACGTTTGGCTACCATTTTGGCAGACTCTCCAGCCTTGGGCTTACCAGCGGTAGAGGCTCCTTGTTCACCAAATCGTATGGTCTTGATCTTGTCACCTTCCTTCGCCACGACAATGTGCGACTTTTTTGGATGGCTAGGCGTTCGCTTAGGTTTGTTAAACCCACTTACCCCCGCCCGTGCCAGACGAGGGTCTTTGTTAGTCGCCATTATATGATGTCACCTCTAAGACGCTTTAATGTAGCTTCTGGCAGAGCTGCAAACTCTTCTTCTGTAAGCGTTGCTAAATCAATACCTTTCTCGCCATGTTGAGAAGAGCTTTCCCCTGGCAACTCAGGGGGCTGTGCTTCTGCAGCTCGTAGCTTCTTCTTAACCTGTGCCCGTTTCTTTGCGACTTCGTCTACAGACTTTGCTTTGCCCGCCAGACTTGGTGGTTCTACTGACTGGGAATCTAAATCGTGGTCTTTCACAACGAAGTTAACTGCTTTAGACAGCGCATCTACAGCCTCAAAACCTTGAACAATAAAAGCATCTCTTAATTCAACAACTTCATTAGTGTAATCTTCGTTGAACTCCTCCGCGTTTTGGTCAAACACGGGATATGATTCTTCCATTGCACTAGCCGCTTGCTGGAGGGCATTAACCTGTCGATCTTGAGAAACGGTTTTTGTCATTTCTTGCCGCATTTCGAATTCGAGCTGGGTTCGCTCTGCTTTCCTGATCTCGCGACGTAATGCGACTGCCTTGTCAGTCTCCCCATCCAATACCATGTTCTGGTATTCAACTTCTTTTGTATCAAAATCGTACTCTTCTGGTGCTTCTTCAGATTTTGCATTCGCAGCATTTACCTCGTCTAACTGCTTTTGTAAGGCTTTCTGTTTAGCTAGTACTTCATCCAGACGAGCTTTTGGAACCATTGTCTTCTTAGCAGGCTTCTCTTCAACAACCGGTTCTTCTAACTCAGCGGCCTCTTCAAGAGGTTCTTCCTCGTCAACTCCCCCCTCTTCTGGCTCATCATCTGGACCTTCATCATCTGGGTCTTCCTCAACCGAGTCTTCCTTATCTGAAGCTTCCTCAATAGTCTCGTCCTCACTTTCGTCATCAAGAATCTCAGCAACTACTTCCTCGAAACTCAAATCGAGTTGAGGTGAATCATAATCTTCGGGGGCATCCGCTCCTGGCATAACCACGAACTCAATCGGATTGTCTTCAACTGATGTGTCTTCTTGGTTACTCATTAAGAACTCCTGTTAGTGTTTTGAAATGCTGTGGTGGCTAATTTGGTTGCTGCAGAAGTCTGAGACTGACTTTCTCTAACCTCATTAGTTGCTGCGGCTAGCTCTCGTCGAAGGTCTAGCTGATCTTGGTTTATCTGAATCTTCGCTTCTAACTCTGCAACCCGTATTTGCGGATCTGTATCTGCTACGCCTTGCGTCTTAGCCATGTTCAGAGCAGTTTCAGATTGAGTCTTCTTCACTTCTGCTTCCAGTTGAGCTATTTCTAGTTGGATCTGCATCATCTGAATTTCCTGCTGCTGCGCCATCGCTTGAGCTTGCTCTGGAGTTGGGGGTTCTATACCCATTACGGTGCGTATGCGTTTAGCAAGTTCGCCTTTACGGGCCAAGTGGCTGTACTCGATGATGGCATCATCAGGAATAGCTACACCTACTTGCCGCAAGTTAATAGCTTCCGCAAACTGAGCCTCGTCGAAGCTGTCTCTAGCGGGTGCAGTGGCTACGATGACATCGTATTCACCTAGCGTGAGGTTATTGATGATCTCCCCTTCAGGTGTTTCTTCGTTAATCACCATCTGTTCACGAGGTTTTAATGGGTCAGCTTCATTAGTCACTTGAATAACTCGCTGTTCCGTATAGAAAGACTGTATAAGGTTAAGGATTGTTTCTGCTAAGTAGTGCCTCGCTTTGCGTAGATTATCCAAAGGCACTTGGATCATTATTGCGCCACGATTCTGTTTTGCTTGAATAGCAATACCAGATACTTCAGCACTATCTGTGCCCAGCATAGAGTCATTGATGCCGGATATAGACTGAATGTTTGCCGCCGCTTTTGCAGCAATACGGTCAAGACCTGTAGGAATACTGTTTGGCGTAATTTTTTGAGGGGCGTTAGTACCTCTAGCATACTCAAGCACCAGACCTGTCTCAGCGCCGTGTTCCTCAAGATCATCGGCTGTCATACCAATCAGCGAACCGCTCTCGACCATCCAACCACTATTAGCGGTAGTATTAACAATATGCAGCTCTTGAGAAGCTATCTTGTTGAGCTGTTCTTGTGGTGACAGAAGGTTTCGGATAATCCCGAACGGTTGCCCCCGTCTGAAGTAACAAAAGAACGGAACAATAGTGAACTGGTCGTAAGGTGACCAATCATCGTGCAAAACAACTTTGTCACAAGTGACTGTCCATCGGATTTTTCGGATCACTTTACTAATCAGCGTTAAGTTGTACTCTTTCGCAAACTTCTTACACTTATTTTCTTTCCACGCTTCGGGGCATTTTCTTTGATCTCCTGTATCAGGATCGACAAAGAACATCGTGCGGGCTAGTTTTTTATGCTGGCGCTCGACAACACGAAGTGATTTTACGTTTCTATACTCGTCATCTCCTGGGACTCCCGCGCCAAAGTGATCGCCACCATTGCCTGTGTCACCAAAACGCGACTCTTGGTACTCGACAGAATCAGCGCCATAGCTCATCCCGTTCTCTGCAATAAATAGGAGCCGCTCTGCTTTCTTCTTGCCGTAAAGCTCCTCAATCTCATCAAGCGTCATCCACCTCGTCTCGAATACTTCATTCCAAGTCTTCGGGTCGGAATCTTTTGCGTCTGGATCGATAAGGATGTCTAGTGGATCTTTTGCCGTGATCCGTATTTCCCCTTCAACGTGATCGCTGAAGTCCATACGCACATCGAAGTAACCACGGCCATCCATGATCAAGCCGTCAGAAAACACCTGCTGCTCAACCCAGTCGAGCTTATTGTTATCAGCAATCTGCATATACAGCTTCGTAAGCGTATGAGCGACATCCTCTTCACCGCCACGCCGTGGTTTGAACTGGATATCAGCTCTTCGCGTAGACTGCTCGCCAAGAATAGTATTAACAGTAGGCAAGATTGTATTAATAGTAAGCGCAGGACGACCTTCTGCTTCTAAGGCAGACTGGTCGTCTGCGTCCCACTGCTCGCCTTGGTAGTACTCATCACACTTCTGAGCCATGTAAACATATTCCAGATGGCCGTTATCGCGAGCACGTTCATACCTTGCCCACTGGCTGCGTGTGATCTCTTCTTCCTTGTCGGGGGAAATCTTTTGTTCTTTCATATCATGCGCTCATAGCTGATTTGGTCCGATCACTTTTCATCAGTGCTGGTAACCTGTCTCGCCAAGATGGAACGTGCTCTACCTTCTCTATAAAGGTACTGAATTCGGTCATCATCAAACCAATCCAAGCAATCGCATCCACTTGATCGTCGTGAGTCCCATTTGGAAAACGCAATAACTCTGCGACTAGGGGACCAGTAAAGTTCTCTTCTTTTGGCAGGAATACCATTCCCTGCTGCATCCGACCTTGGATTGCTCTGGCTCGCGCTTCCTTATCTCTGCGACCAGTTTTCAAATCTTTGAAGTACGCTTCGTACAGTCCACGCTCTCGCACCCGCTTCTCTAGGAATGGGCCAAGCGCCATCTCAATGTGGCCTTTCTCAATACCTATGATCGAGGGCTTCCACACTTCATATAGATCAAGTATCTGCTCGACTAGCTCGAAACCATCGAACCTCCCGCGAACCATATCGACGACAAACATACAGTCATGCTCGTCAACGCCGACGACAATACCCACGGTGTAATCGTTCCTATCGTTCTTACCAATCGCCAAGTCCCACGCGCAATAGAACTTCATGCGGTCGTGATCAACGTCTTCACGGTTGTAGTAATTAATCATGTCGCGCGTAAAGTAATCGCCGTCATCCGCAACAGGGTTTTGTTGGTACAAGGCTGACCAATCTCGTGGGCCAACTGCTTTCTCGATTCGTGCTAGGGCTTCTTCGTCGTAACGCTCTGCATGGAGAGCATCGCCAGTCTTTCGGAACTCTTCATCGACTTCTGCCCGTGCTGGGTAGTTAACAACTTCCCATTGCTCACCGTTATCGGCTGCTGCTTTGAGGAGTCTTCCCGCCAGATCATCGTCATGCCAACGAGTAAGAATAACCAGAACCCCGCCACCTGGAGCGAGTCGCGTATATGCTGTGGACGTATACCAGTCCCATGTGCTTTCGCGGGCGTTTGAAGATTCTGCGTCATCTCTGTTTTTAACTGGGTCATCTATGACGAGAATATGCGCGCCTTTGCCCGTGATACCACCACCAACGCCCGCTGCCACGTAGCCTCCACCCGTTGTCGTAAGCCAAGCTTCTGCACTCTGGCTTTGAGGGTCGAGACGAGTTTTGAAGGCAGACTTGTAGCCGTCTTCACGCAAGAGGCCACGAACTTTTCGAGAGAACGCCATCGCAAGCGAACCCGAATAAGAACAAGAGATAAATTCATGCTCTGGGTTTCTACCCAGATGCCAAGCCGGAAACGCAACGCTTGCAAGCGTGCTTTTACCATGTCGGGGCGGCATGAAGAGCATAAGTCTAGGACTCTTTTTTTCAGTGACATCTCTACTAAATTCCTCCAATCGTTTACAAATATCTTTGTGGACCCAACCCGCTTGGTATTCGTGGTTGAATCTTTCTACAAACGGTAATAATCGCTTCCGAGTTAAGAAACGCAGAGCGAGTTCCGCGCGCGCTTTCTCTTCTACTGATTCTTGCCTCGCTTCTTCTGGTTCAGCAGCCGTAGGTAGTGGCTCCTGCTCTGCGATATCCGCTTTGCAATACACGCACAGTCGGTCGAGGCCCGCGTATAGCGTTTCGGGGTGCGAATTCTTGCACCTAACGCACTCGATCTTGACGACCTCTGTCATTTATTTTCCGTAGACATTTGCCATACCTAATTCGACTAGCGTCTCGTTGAGGTTGATGCCGTCAGCCAATAACTCACCCAATAATCTGCCATATTTCCCCGATTTGTCTTTATGGGTGCGGATTAAGATCTCATCTGCGCCATCTAGCTGGTCTTGCAGCCAATCACGCGCGGCAAGACCTTCCGCTTTAGTTTCTTCGTCTACTCCGCGCAGCTCTGGCGTATTAATTCCGTACAACCGCACCTTCTCTTTACGGATAATGATGTTTAGACCGAGGTCTATGTCTAATGTGCAGGTGTCACCGTCATAAACGGAGTGAACCCGCGATACCTTATAGGTGTAGAGCATTATCGGCCCCTCAGTGCATTGATATAATTCATGATGGAGTGGTCTGAAATCCAATCACCCTTGGTGTCACGTTTTCCAAGCGGTAAAAGTGTGCTGGGCCTACCCATTAAGGGCGGGATCATCGGAACAATGTCATTTTGAAATCGGTACATGGTTACCGGACGGTTTAACGCCTTCAGCTTCCCGACTCGCGGTGCGCCGAACGTGACAACCTGATCGATTTTCTTGTCGCCGTCTGTTTCTCGCTGAATAAGAGCCGCTGTTATGAGAGCGCAAGCACCCCCCAGGCTATGTCCGGTCAATGTCACTGAATCTAAGTCGTTATCGGCCATGTGATCGAGGACCACGTACCCCAACCGGCGGCTCGCTTTCAGGAATCCCGCTGGGCAGAACCCTAAAGATGGTGCCCACATCGGAAATATACGCAAATCCCTGAATACGTCTTTGGGCTGCTTGATATCGGTGCCCGCAAACGCGACTGTCTTCTTATCTTCAGAGAACAGCACCTCCATTCCAGCAGTAACGTGATCCCACTCTTTATACACATGGGCTGATAACAGCGCACAGTCGAGGTGATTAGTCATCCGTTTCGTCGCAGCTCACATGGTCGTTCTGACGCTTAATCTCGAATGGTTCATTCCCGAAAAACGGCACTGCTGAAGGCAGCTGAATCGAGATCGACTTCTGACCGCATTGCGGGATCGAGGAACAGCTAGCAAGTGCCAACATCATTACTAGTAAAATTAACTTCATGTGCGCCTCTTTGGTTTAGGCTTCGGCTTTGGTTTAGGCTTCGGCTTTGGTTTAGGCTTTGGTTTAGGCTTCGGCTTTGGTTTAGGCTTCGGCTTTGGTTTAGCTAGGGCTTTTACTTTTTTCCTAGCCTCCTCTCCACGAGTCCGTGAGGTTTTAGTGTGCTCCCCTCCAAGCTTTGTCATGCCGAACATTTCTTGCTCACGCGCTGCGACAACTGCTGTGGATTCAACGGCTCGCTCGCCCGCAGATTTCACTTCGTCGCTTACTTTCCTTTTACCGTATTGCGTAGCTTTACTTACGACAGTTTTGCCGTACTTTTGAATAGCTTTTTTAGCGCCATTCTTAGCTAAGTATCTTGCAGCTGCTGCAACGCCTAATGGTATTAGTGGTCCTGCCATTACTAAGACTTCCTCTTCATTAACCGCAAGCGCGCTTTCTTAGCAGCAGGTTTCTTTTTAGCAGCAGGCTTTGGCTTCGTTGTCATGCGTTTAGCCATTTCTAGCTTCGATACACGAGCTTTTGGCTTCTTCCTTCGCTTTTGGTTTGGGTTTTGTTAAAGCGCCTTTTACTTTATTTACCCCAGCCGTTACCCCAGCCTTTATGCGATCAGGTAAGCTTGGCCCCCATGAGGCTGGATAGTCTTGGCCTGCTACAGCTTTTCTATTACTAAGAAAATCAGCTTTACTTGGTACTTTTTTGGGATGCCACGCTTTATTGGTGCCTTCGTCTTTAACGGGTATTCTTTTCTGTACCATTAGTAGACCCTTTTCTTCTGAGGCTTCTTCTTAGCAGCAGGCTTCTTTTTTAAGAGATTTTGCGCCAGTTCTAACTGCTTTTTAGTGGGCTTCTTTTTAGTGACCTGCTTCTTAGCAGCAGGCTTTTCCTTACGCGGAATGGCATATCCTCTCATTACTTACTCTCCTTTCGGCTCTAGGTAGTCGATGTCTTTGCCCGCGATCTTCAACAGGTCTTCGTCACTCATGCGTTCGAGCTGCTTGGTGCCGTTAACATTGATATTAATTTGTGCGGTTTGTTCTGGTGCGACCAGCCCGTGCAGCTTGACCAAAGAATCGGTGGTGTTCTTCATTTCGGTGGCGTTAGCGCTGGAGTTATAAGCGTCCATATACATCATGTGCGCGTGTGAGTTCGTGAACTTCACCTCTTCGCGCATCTCCTGACGGAAGTAGGCAATGGCTTGCTTTACGGCGGGGACTTTTGAAGCTTGGTAAGCGGTAGAGGGACTCGCGTACCCCGCACCACGGCCAGCAGCTGCTACTGTCATACCAGAGCTGATGAGCGAAACTAGCTTTTCTTGCTGCATAGTAAGTTCGCCGCGATTCAAACCCATATAAGGGAGATGCGACTCGAACTCAGTATGCTCACTAACTAAGTCAGTGGACGATGGTTGCTCCGATACTTGGAGATTCTCCATAATATTCTAAATTGTTATCAAAATTTACGAATATGGGTATGCCTTTGATGTTCGACATCGACAGCTCAAGCACATATTCTTCGGCGTATTCAATAGTGCTGCCAGCACCTATAATCACCTCGACGCATTTGTCGAAGTCGTAGATAAGTACTTCTTGCCCATCGACCATAGCCGACCCAACAATAGCTGCGTCGAGGCCATCAATCGCTAAAAGATCAATATCATCCATTAACGTGTATATTAGTCTGGGTATTATCTAATCGCAAGAGAAATTGTGGATGTTCTTTACCCACCAATAAAACATATCCTCAGATAGAGTGTGTTTCATAATGTTGATTCGGAAGCAGACAAGCTGAACGTTTTGCACGGTGTAACCACGCTCTCCAGAAATCCTGTCTAGTGAGACATTACACTCTTTTCTACCCATACCATCTTTATGGTGCGTGAGATAAACACCGCTGATCGCGCACCGGCCTTCCTGCTTTTCCCACTTTAAAATCAGGTCATCCAGCGTTATATCCCATTCGAGGTTGCGGGCGTTTTTAGTACGCTTGTTTGCAGACCTTGACTGACTAATGAGATTACTTAGGTAGCTGATGTACGTGTTCGAGATTCGCGCTTCGTTCATCTGTCTACGGCACCGCTGACAGCTGTTCGTTAACTTGTCGAACATACTGACATCGAGATCGTGCTGACAGGTTAAACAGCGTTTTAAAACAGTCATGCCTATATATTAGCAGATTATTTTTTTCATAAAAAAAATTTGAAAAGTACGTCTATATCCCTCATCGACTATCTCCCTATAACCGTAGTTCACTACCCCCTTCCCCCGATTTCTGATTCGGAACCTTGTCTGCGAATTACCCACAGGAACCTTGCCTCAAAATTCGCTTCACGAATTTAGGTCGGGGTCGCAGGTGAATCTGGTTCATAACGAGCTAGGACATAGGAGAACAACATG